CAGGGATTATCCCTGCCTCATATGAAGATTGACCTAACTACTATGGTCGGATTTTGGAATTGTTTCCTTTATCCACGTGACCTTTTAGTTTTGTTTAGTCATCTGTGAGCAGTGGTTTTCTTTTCTTTCTGTTACTGATAAACTCGATGTGGATGTTTATGACATTTTGTCCACAATTACGCTCTAACGTGATCGCAATTTAGGCTTCGTGCGAGTATTGTTTGAGATGAATTGAGCGTAGTTATGCAAACTTGGTGGGTGTTTCATTACACTTTTGCCCACCACCGGCTTCGGCCTATGAAACCTTGTCTTTTTCCCGGGGGTGTTTCATTACACTTTTGCCCCCAATTCGGCAGCCTCTTTAGCTGCCGGATTTATATAAACCTGATTGGGTGTTTTAGTACATTTTTGCCCTTTCACGCGGATTTCCGCTTTGGCCTATCGGTTGAGTTGTGACCCCTTGCAAGGTGAGAACGTATACAAATAGTTTGGTGTTGATGACCCTGCGGGGCTTCATCAGTGTTGGGTCTCTCATACCATCGGTACCATTGTGTCCACTTGTTTGCCACTGGTTCAGTGGCGCATTTGTGGATGTTTTGGTGCTTATGTTATTTGAGACCCTACATAAAAGATTTCCGGCCGAAAGGTGACAGGATATTTTGTAATGCGTATATGTGATATCGTTCAAGAATACAAGGGGGCAATGAGATTGAGATGGTAACAGTTCGGCGTCTTAAGTCGATCGGCATGTTAATACAGCTGCTCCTAAGCGGCGTGCCTTTGTTGGATGTATTTTATGTTTGGGCGACAATCCTCTCGGTGTGGTGACTGGGAGGGCCAAGCTGTAGTCAGCGGAGCGCACACGGAGTTTCATCGTGCCCATGGATTTGGCTGGCTTTTGGAAGAGCCAGGCTTGACGGTTCAGTAGTGGATCTGGGGCAATCCCCCGCGTCTTTTGACAACTACCGGTACCACGGTCGCTAAAAGTGGTCGTGACCCCTCCGATATGGGGACGCCAGCGCTGCCCAGGAGTAACTGCCTGGGGAACGGACTGCCCAGTCTTAGGTAGCTGGTTGGACTTTACTGGGATGCATCGAAACGCTTCTCTCTTTGTATATAGTTGTATATAGTCTTGTGTGTTTGTGCGCTTGTGCTGTGGTTGCGTGTACATTGTGTGTGTGTTTTGTGCGTGTGCCAATTGTGTTTAGACCCCTCTATGTGTTGGGGGTTTGTGTACTATATTTGTGTGTATTTTCACCTCCCCATATAATGGTTGAATGGCGCTGTGTTGCTGATGTGCAGTATGTGCCTGCGGAATTTGGGGATGTGAATGCTTTTGCCTGCACTGAGGTGCAGGCTGCAGCCAACTTGGAGTTTCTTCGAACGCTTATTCTGGGTTCAGGAGCTCCTATAGATTCCTCTCGGTTCGGCTTTCATTGGCGACGAGATTTTGGTCTTTTCCATTGGCGAACTTTTTGGATTGATGTTTATTTGCGACCAAAGCAGGTGGAATTTTGTACCCAGTCTTCCGAAACAGATGTTTCAGATGCGGAAACTGAGGATGAGCTTGATTTGTATTTTCTTGGTCGAAATAACGAGTACTGCTTGCCGTGGTATCGCTCCCTTGATAACACATTTGGTGCGGGAGGTTACGACGTTTGGGTGGAACCTATTCCAAATTTGTTCATCAGCGATGATTTTGTTGAGGTGAGCATTGTGGCCTATTTTGGCCAAAATGCTCAAACGTTTCGCGCTATTGGTCCTTCCCAGGAGGCATTTCGCCTCGCCTGTCGTCAGGCGGGGCTGCGACCCACCTATACTTCACAGGGTTTTGCCACCTTGATTATGGGCCATTCGGGCCCATGGGCATTTGGAGCAGAGTTTGTGGAGAAAACAGCTCTTTTTGTTGCGGGAATGTTAGTTTCAACAACACACTCGCAGAGATGGGTTAGTTTCTTAACGTATGCAAGTTCTATGATCACAATGTGTCAAACTTATGAACTGCCCACAATCAATTTGCAATTCGTGCTCAATTCAATGAAGGATTTCAATGGGGATCTCAAGGGTTTGAAGGCTGTGCGTGTTCCAGACATTTCGGTTGTCAAAACGGTGGAGCCAATGTGTCCAATTGATGGTGAGGCTTCTGCGCCAACCTTTGATGTGCAAGCTGGTTTCACTGAATTGCTTGGCGGCATTCTGAAGTCTCAGGTTACTGTATCGATTGTGAAGGTGATTTCACTGTTGTGGACGCTCATCTTTGTTGTTCCAAATTGTGGTCGTGAGGATATGTTTGCTGCCGTGGAGGGTGTGCTCAAGTGGCAGACTTTGCCAGAGAGAGTGACTAGTGTGTCTTCGACCATCTTGCAACATTTCACCCTTCTGGCTACGCGAACACAGGCCTTTTTAACAACTGGAGATTGGCGTGCATTTTTAATTGCTGAGTCAGACACATCACGATTGGAGGCAGAGTTGACAGCTTTGAAGTTGAAATTTGATGAGACTGTTCGCTCTCCCAACTTTGGGTTGACTGTTGCTTCAATTCAAACTTCCGTGGCTGAGTTGTTGCCCCGGATTTTGTTGCACGCTTCAATTGTTTCGGATTTCGAAAGTAAGAAACTTGTTCATTCCGCAAAGGCTTTTGCATTGGAATTGAAGTACAAGTTGCGAGCTCAACAGATGCGACCCACACCATTTGCAGTTTTGTTCACAGGTGAGCCTGGCATTGGGAAATCAAAAATTTTGGATCTCTTTGTAAAGAATTTTTCCCTGTGGCAACCCACTGGTGAGGAGCTTGATATTGGCAATGTGTATGTGCGGACACCCAATGAGAAGTTTTGGTCAGGTTACAAATCTAATTCCTGGTCCATTACCTTTGATGATTTGGGGCAGGAATCCACGAAGATGTTGGCTGCTGGGACGAATCCTGTTGGTGAACTCTTGCATGTGATTAACAATGTTCCATTTTTTCCTCAAATGTCGGAGTCGGCTGAGAAAGGAACGGTTAGTGTCAATGCTTTGCTGATTTTAGCAACAACTAATAATCCTGGGTTGAACTTGCATCACACAGCTGCGTGTCCTTCTGCAACTTTCAGACGTCTTAAGTATAGGATTTCACCCAAGCTTAAGGCTGCATTCAAGTTGAATGGAACGAATTTTGTAGATCCTTTGAAATGTGTGACTGCATCGGGAGATCCTCGTTTGGACATTTGGGAATTTGATATTGAAGAATTCCAGCTACGTCCCGGAACCAATGGTGACTACTATCCGTTTCTTATGAATTTGGATTCAGTTCAATTCTGGCAAGTAATGCAGAAGTTGGTCAAAACCCATTTTGCACAACAGGACAAGTCTACTGGATTCACAAAATATGTAAACGATATGCGATTGTGTCCAACTTGTGAAATGCCACAAGATTTGTGTGCTTGTGGGAATCGTCCCACAACAAACCAGGCATTCACCAACTTCATGTCGCAGTCAGGGTCATCCACGTATGTCCATTCAGGGGTGCTCTATGTTGGGCTCATATTTTTCATAATAGCCGCTCTTTTTGATCTGCATTGGCAGTTTGTTTGTGTTTGCAACATTTGGTTGATGACCGTGTTGATTTGGAAATTGGAGGCTTTGGAATCACGGTTTTCACGTTTGTTCACAAGTTTTTGGTTGTGGTCCGGTCTTCGTGCAATCATGAATTTCCGAAATTGGTGTTGGAACGTCAGTGTTCCTATCGTTAACTTTTGTCGTCAACGATACGCTCGTTGGATGTGGGCTCAGGTTTGTTTAACTGAAGATGGTTTTGTGCCTGATTTATCAGTGCGCGCCATTTGTGCACGAGTGAAGCCACGTCGGAGACGCCCACCAATTGATCCAGATGATGATTTTGTTCCTGTGGCGGTCATTGCATATGTGCCATGGTACCGACGTTACTGGTTGACTCTTGTTATCGTGATGTCAATTTTGGCAATTTGTGGGAGTGCGATGTTGTGGTCACGTGCGTTTGACAATTTTGTTACGCAGGCTGACTCTGAACCAGTTGAACCCGAAGGGAAAGAAAAGCCCAAGGTGGATCCGTGGTTTAATCCTGAACGCATTGCTGTGAAAACAACGATTTCGCGTTTTTCCACAACAGGACACCAAGTTGACATTGAACAAGGGGTCTTGGAGAGTGTTGCACGTATTGAGACACGGGCTGTCGTTGGGGTGGATTATTGTCATTGCTTGCCCATGGGGGGTCAGTTTTGGTTGGTGCCTGCTCATTTCATTCGACGCTGTCAAACTCAGAAAATTGGTTGTAGGATTACGCGTGAGAGAATGAGTTGGCAGTGGAACCATGATTCGGAAGTCAAATTTCACCCAAGTTCTGATTATTGTCTAATCAGTGTTGTGGGATCTCCCTCGCCAAGGCATGCTCGTTGGGTAGCTGATACATGCAAGATTGGGGTCGGTCAACGGCTAGATGGCAAGGCTCTCTACACTCGAACCCTTGATGCGCGTCAAACAGTTTTATCCTTGCGATGCGAGAATGCTCGCCTGAATGATAAGGGACTGGTGAACTTTGTGCATGGATTTATTGGTTTTCTTCCACATGAGACTGCACCGGGTGATTGCGGAATCCCTGTCATGTCCACTGACGGGAAATCCATTTATGGTATTCACATTGGAGGTGTTGGTTCTCAAGCACTGTACGTGAGCCTTGATGGTTCGTGGATTCGCTCGCAAATGCATGGTATTGATTTCGTTGCACAAGGTGCTAATTTTCTGGGCTTGCCTGATGGCACTAGTTACACTGAATTAACAGATGTGCCACACAAGTGCCCACTTCGTTGGCAGCCTTTGGGTCAGATGCATCTTCCACATGTCGTGTTTGGTGCGACCAATGCACGTGTTCAGCAGTTTAAGTCAAATATTGGGCCAACCTGGTTTGCACCATTTTGGAGCCGCTATTTTGAAACTGTTAAGGTGCGACCACGGGTCGGCAAAACTGGTGATTTTGAGGCGCCATTGTGGCAGATTAAGACCAATTTCCTTGTCGCTGCATCGCAGGATCGAGATATCTTTTCCCACGTGTTGTTGCAGCGAGCTGTGGCTTCGTTGAAAGAGAAATTTGACAAGTTAGATTGGACACGCTGGAGGGTTCTTGATGACCAAGAGGTGTTGTATGGCGTGCCCGGTGAGCAATTTTGTCGGGCCATGAAGTTTTCTACTAGTGCTGGGCCACCATATTGCAAGAGCAAGTCAGCAGTGATGGAGCAGCGCGATGGGAAATTTGTCCTTTCAGACGTACAGCGAGCTCGTATCGACGCAATGTTGGACCGTGCTCGAGAAGGCACAACCCCAGGATTGATGTTTCGTGCCACACTGAAGGATGAACCTGTTAAGCCATCAAAGTTGCATGAAGGGAAGTTGCGCATTTTCCAGGCATCATCGCTCGAATCAACGTTTTTGATGCGGAAGTATTTCCTATATGCAGGGGCAGTGTTGTGTTCAAATTTCCGTGAATCTGAAATCGCTGTGGGGATGAATCCTCATGGACCACAATGGGATGAACTGCATGAGCACCTATTTGCATCAGGTTGGAATATTTTCTGTGGTGATTACTCGAATTTTGACCAGAATATGTCGAGTGGGTTTTTACGAGCAGCTTGGTGTCTCATAATTGGATATAGTGACCAAGAGGTGGCAATCAAAGAGGCGTTGGCTGCAGATGTTTCTAACCCTTTGACAGATTTCTTTGGAGACATAATTCGTTTGTCAGGAACCAACCCCAGTGGTCACTCAATGACTGTGATTTTGAATGGTGTAGTGAATAGTTTGTATTTGCGCTATGCGTTCGCATATATCTTCCCAGATCGTGATGACTTCAATGATGTGGTCGTGGTGATCACATATGGGGATGATAATGTGGTGGCAGTGCATCCTTCTATTGCACAACATTTTAATCAGAGAACTGTGGCAGCTGCTCTCGCCACTATCTGTGTTAAATATACTGATGCAAATAAATCAAGTGTTGTGCCAGAATTTACGCCTGAAGAAGATTGGACTTTCTTAAAAAGAAGTTGGTCGAAGTGTGAATTTCATGGTGAGGAGTGTTATTTGGCTCCACTAGAAATGGACAGTATTGCCAAGATGCTTCTCATTGGTGAGAATTCAGCTGCTCAGTTTGAACGCCATGTGAATTTGCTGCGCGCTTCCCTTCTAGAAATGTTTCATTGGGGGGAGGAGGCATACAACACACACTTGACGCGGATTCATGAGTTAGCACAGTGGCTTTTGGCATCGGACCAGGATCATCTTCGAACGCTTGGACGAGATGTGCTCTCAACGCAATTTGACACCTTTGAAGAACGTTGGATGAGGCGCAAGGTTGGCACGAGTTGGTTTGAGGGTGCAGAACTCGGAGTGGAGGACTCCGAGTTCTTTGGTTGTTAGTTTTGTTTGTTTGGGCCTGCAGCGGAAGCTGCAACTGCAGGCCGGCATTGGCAGCGCACTGTGTTTGCGAACACAGTGGTCTAGTTGTGGATTGGATTGGCTTATGTTACTAAGTCATGAACCAAAAGGACACTCACATGCAGTTACCAGGACTTGGCTAATTGATTCTACCTTATGGCCGGGTACGAGGGGTATGTGAGAGAACCATCAGCAATCCTGAAAATGCCTATTTAGGCAGGGAGTGGTTCCCCCTGGTAGATTCTGCTACCCACTGTATTGGTGTAACGTGGGCCAAGATTTCACCAGCAAAATCTAAATCTAATGATCTGTTTACAGCTTACGAGGATGACCATGCGCTCGTAGGCTCAGAGGCACGTGCTGATTCTACTGTTTCGGAGGTGACTGATGGCACTTTCAACCGGTGGTTGGAGAGGGAGGTTCTTCTTTCAACGACCAACTGGGTGGATGGAGCCACATTTTTCTTGCAGGATCCAGTGCTTGCTTCACTTGTTTTTGGCTCTTCAACAATTAACTCGCGTATGCGCAATTATTCGAATTTTAGGTTCGATGCCATCAAATTGCGAGTTGTTGTGAATGCGACGCCTTTCCGTTCTGGCATTCTCATGGGCAGTTTCACACCCCTGACTTCTAGGGGCTCTGCGGGCACATTTGGCACGACCTCTCAAGGTGAATGTCCATACTTTTCCGGTGGAGTCTCCGAGGTAGAGCAGGGTGTGGTGGTCCCAGGGTGTGCAACAACTGATTTTAATTATGTCGTTCAGCGCTCTCAACGCAATCCCGTCTTTTCTGCGGTTTCAAAGTCTGAGGGTTTCGAATATGAAATACCTTGGCGGCATTATCGTGATTCGATTGTCATTGACAACAACTGGCCGGGAGTTGGAGCAACTGCAAATTTTGCAAATCAGTTCTATAATTTTGGTTACTTTACTCTTGAGAGTTTGGGAGTTCCACTGCGTTCGGGGAATGCGACGACTACACCGGTCACGGTATTGGTATATGCTCGTTTTGTCAATCCTCGTGTGTGGGGGCCCACTTTTGCCACTCAGAGTGGCACTCTTGCCACTGCTGATGTGCAGAATGTGCAGGGTGCTAGTCATAGTGCAGGATCTGGAACTCCCCCTGTGAGTTTGCCAGCTTCAAAGGATGAACGTGTGCAGACTGTCAAACCTAGCGAGATTGCAAGTGCAGTTGGGGAGGCAGCTGCAATCTTTGGAAAGTTTCCAGTTGTGGGATTTTGGGCAACTGCTACTTCAATTGCAGCACAGGTGGTTGCTTCCGTCTTGCGCTTCTTTGGTTGGAGCAATCCACCCATCATAGAAGGGCGACGTGGAATGCAACTGTACTCCAATGTGCATACCGTTAATCCGCTTATTTCCAGGCAAGATGATGTGGTTGCTTTGGATCCACGTAATGAAACCACAGTGGATCCCAGATTGACTGGTGGACCAGGTGTGGATGAGCTTGTCATTTCTCGCTGGTGTGCACGTCCGACAGTGTTGGATATTGTGCGCTACAACGTGGCAGACAATCCTGGGCAGCTTTTGCTCTCTATTCCAGTATCGCCTAATCATTCTTACCTCACATTTGTTAATAACACTGCTTCTGGTTCCATACCTTGCGTGCGATCAACGATGCTGCCATATACATATGCTGCCCAGGCCTTTGATTTGTGGCGTGGCAGGTTTTGCATTCGTTTGACACCGATTGTGTCCGCATTTCACAAAGGATCAATCAAGATTTGGTGGGACCCAATTGGATATGGAACAACAAATCAAATTGGTTTGCAGACCACCACGATCCATGAAATTGCTGATGGACCGATCGAATTCAAGGTGGATTTCGCTGCTGCAGTTGGTTATCTTTCAGTCGATTCATCTCCCATCAATACGGCAACTTCAGCAGCCGTGAATGCCATTTCGTATTGGGGCAATCGGGCGGCTGCTGTGCCTTTGGTGTCGGATAATTTGACGCGTTATTTCAATGGTGTCGTGAACGTGCAAACTTTGAATCGCTTGCAGGGTGAGTCAGATGTTTCAATCATGGTTCAGACTTGGTTTGAGGACATGCAATTTGCTGTACCACGCTGTGATGTGGACGTGGCAAAAGGCACAATCAACCAAGTGTCGGTGACGAATTTTGTGACGCAATCAGGTACTCTGGATGTTGCCACGGTTGGCAATGATGATCACCTTCCACTTCTGTACACGGGTGAACGGGTGTTGTCGTTGCGCACCTTGTTTAACCGTTCATCAATTTGGCGTGTTCTAGAATTGCATCTGGGAACGGGGGGAACCACAGTTTTGAATGGTTACGATTTTCCAAGATTCCCTTTGGCTCGTGGCGCAATTGTTAAGGATTTGAATTCCTCAACGCGTTACTTCAAAGATGATACTTATGGAACGTACTCAACCCAGGGCACTTTGGTTAGTAATTGGTGTAACACAACCCCCATTGCGTATTTCTCACGTTGTTTTGTCGGGCACCGTGGGTCAGTGGTTTGGAGGGCCCAGGTGTTTGATGGATCAAATGGCGATGCGGGTTGCATTTCAACATTGAGTCGTGGAAATGTTCGAACTGGCAATAACGTTTGGGGAAGATTTCAACAGGGTTTCACCGCGTCAGTAAACAATGGTACCCTTCTCATGCAACGTTTACTTGGAAGTGGATCAGGTGGAATACTTAATTGCACATCAGTCGATCGAATTGTGGGAGGTGTTTTTCCCTCCTATTTCAAATATCGTATGATGGGTGCAGATAGCAATCACTACCTAGATGCCACTGTTATCTCTGGTGCTGAGTGGGATACAAATATGTACAACAATGAGAAAATGCGTTTTCTACAATGTGGAACGTCAGGCGTTACGAAGTACGTCACCCTCTGTTGTGCTGCTGGGCCAGACTTCACTCCGTTGGAGTTTGTTTCCTGCCCAGATGTCTATGTGGCAAATGTCACGTATCCCTCTCCTTGATGCTGGAGCTCTACAGCTTAATTGAGCCCCTTGGTCAGGCAGGAGACCATTTGTGTCCTGCTAGTTCAGATGTCCCACGCTCTGAATTTTCTAGCATTTGCTAGTGGGCGTACCAGCTGGTTCGGTCGGTAGACCAGCATCCTCTGCATGCTACAGGCATGAGGATTAGGAAGTGTAGTTAACAGTTCGGTTAA